TGGGTAAGAGGTCAGGCTAATAATGCATACGATACAGCCAATAGCGCTAGTAGTTTTGCTAATGGTGCCTTTGTAACTGCCAACTCAGCAGCAAGTTTTGCTAACGGAGCATTCACAACATCCAATACAGCTGATAGTAAAGCAACAAGTGCCGGTGCATTTGCAAACGGTGCATTTGATAGAGCAAACTCCAGTTATGTTACGGCAAATTCAAGTTCTAGTTTTGCTAATGGTGCTTTTGTAACAGCCAATGCGGCAGCATCATTTGCTAATGGTGCCTTCACGCAGGCAAACAATGCAAGTTCATTCGCTAATGGTGCATTTGTTGCAGCCAATTCGGCCGCAATCTTTTCTAATGCATCCTTTGAACGTGCAAATTCTGGTTACGGAGTTGCAAATACTAGTGCCTCATTTGCTAACGGAGCTTTTGTATCAGCCAATTCTGGCGCATCATTTGCTAATGCATCTTTTGTAACAGCCAATGCGGCAGCATCATTTGCTAATGGTGCTTTTTTAAGAGCCAACTCCGGTTACGAAGTTGCAAACTCTGGTGCTTCATTTGCTAATGGTGCATTTACACAAGCCAATACCGGTGTAACAATATCTAGTTTGGCTTTTAGCCATGCTAATGCAGCCTATGCACAAGCAAATACAGCTGGTGGTGCAGACACTTTTGCAAGAGCACAAGCAAATGCGGCTTTTATTACAGCCAATTTAGCATACAACACAATTATTACAGCTAGTAATACTGCTGCTTTATATTATATAACCAGAAATTTTACTGGTGATGGTAACACAAATACATTTTCAATTTCATCTAATACAACAGCAAATAGTATTCTTATTTTTGATAATGGTATTACACAAAATCCACTGACAGATTATAGTGTAACGGGAAATACTATTAGCTTTGTGGAAGCTCCTGCAAACGGATCAATAATTCAAGTACGTGAATTGTTAAGTAATGTTCCAGTAGTTACAGACAATTCCAATTCTGCATTTGATAGAGCTAATTCGGCATACGCAACAGCAAATGCTGCGTTTACAGCTGCCAATAATTCTACTGATAGTTGGGTAAGGGGTCAAGCTAATAATGCATATGATACAGCCAATAGTGCTGGTAGTTTTGCTAACGGTGCCTTTGTAACATCCAATTCAGCAGCTTCGTTTGCTAACGGTGCCTTTGTTACAGCCAACTCTGGTGCTTCGTTTGCTAATGCATCCTTTATCGTTGCCAACTCAGCCGCATCGTTCGCTAATGGTGCCTTCATAACTGCTAATGCTGCCTTTAATGCGGCCAATAACTCAACAGATACTTGGGTAAGAACACAAGCAAACGCAGCATACAATGCAGCCAATTCTGGTGCATCATTTGCTAATGGTGCCTTCATAACAGCCAATGCAGCATATGCTTGGGGCAATCATGCTTCTGCTGGATATGCAACAACAACTTATGTTGGTAATGCAATTGCAAATCTTGTAAACTCTGCGCCAACAACGTTAGATACATTAAATGAATTGGCAACTGCATTAGGTAATGATGCAAACTTTAGTACAACAATTGCAACATCAATAGGTGTAACTAACTCATTTGCAAACGGTGCATTTCTAAGAGCCAATGCATCCTATGACGCACAAAATACTACGGCTGGTTTCGCTAATGCATCTTACACAACGGCAAACTCTGGTGCAACGTTTGCTAATGCGGCTTTTATAACTGCTAATGCTTCTTATGCATCTCAAAATACCACAGCATCTTTTGCTAATGGTGCTTTCGATAAAGCAAACTCTGGTGCATCATTTGCTAATGGTGCCTTTGTAACTGCTAACGCAGCCTTTAATGCTGCTAACAATGCAACGGATCCGTGGGTTAGAAATCAAGCCAACAATGCATACAACACAGCCAATGCGGCTTTCACGGCAGCCAATACTGCCGGTGGTTCAGACACTTGGGCTAGAGCACAAGCAAATGCAGCCTTTGATAAAGCAAACACCAGTTCTGGTGGAACATTAACCGGTTATGTTGATGCATTTACTGGTGATGGTTCAAATTCAGCATTCACTTTGTCTACAACACCAGACAGTGAAAATATAATCTTTGTTTCTGTACAAGGTGTAATGCAACCTAAAACTTCTTATAGTTTATCAGGAAACATTTTAACATTCGATTCCGTTCCACCAAATACTGCTTACATTGAAGTTACAACTTTAGCAGCAACAAGTATAGTAAGTAGTTCAGGCACTCTGGTGTATAGAACATATACTGGTAACAACACAGCAACAAACTTTACAGTAACATCAGGTGTCGTTGCAAATAATTTACTCGTTGCTGAAAATGGTATCTTACAAAGACCAATTACAGATTACACAGTATCTGGAGCTAACGTAGTATTTTCTACTGCGCCAGCTAATGGCGTTGATATTCAAGTGCGTGAATTGGTTGCAGCTAGTTCGAGTGGTTCATCAATGACATGGTATATTGCAAATGCAAACACGACCATGGTTACAAGCAGTGGATATTTTGTTGATACTTCAACAGGTCCAAAAACAATGACACTGCCAGCAAGTGCAACACTAGGTGATACGATTCGTTTCAATGATTTGGCTGGAACATTCAGTGCAAACAATTTAACTGTTGCAAGAAACAGTCATAAGATTCAAGGTATTGCTGCTGATTTAACAATAGATGTGGATCAAACCAGTTTTGGTTTAGTTTATAGTAACACTACATATGGATGGAAGGTACTGGAACTATAATGGCAACAAGTTTAAAATCATTAAGAGCAAACTCAATTACACCAGTTATCGTTACTGCTGGTGTATCATCGGGCGTTAAGATAACATCAGTAACTCCTTCTGTTGGACTTCTTGCTGGTGGGCAAACAGTAACTGTGGCCGGTTCAGGTTTTAGTTCTGGTGCAGTAGTTTATGTGGATTCAAATACTTGCAGTACAACTTATGTGAGTAGTACCAGTTTAACATTTACTAGTCCAGCAAAAAATTTAGGCGCATATCACCTGTATGTTTATAATACGGATGGTAGTGTAGGTGTAAAACCAAACGGCATAACTTATAGTACTGCACCATCGTGGGTAACTGCTAGTGGAGCTTTAACTGGTGCTATAGTTGGTTCTTCTCACTCACAATCAGTTAATGCAACAAGTGATTCAACTATTACATACAGTGTAACATCAGGTAGTTTACCAACAGGATTGAGTTTAAATAGCTCTAACGGACAAATTAGTGGAACAACAACAACTGCAGCAACAAGTAATTTTACAATTACCGCTACTGATAGTGAAAATCAAACCACAAGTAGAAGTTTCAGTATAGAGTCTACGAATGTTACAATTGATTACTTAGTAGTTGCCGGCGGTGGTGGAGGAGGAATGACACCTCCTCAAGGTTATGGTAGTGGAGGAGGTGCAGGTGGATACTTAACTGCTTCTAGTATTGGAATCTCATCCGGAATAACTTATACAATAACAGTTGGTGCCGGTGGTACTAGAGCCGAATATGGTGGTACTACACCTACAATTGGTGGCAACTCATCTATATCTGGTTCAGGATTTACCACAGTAACTAGTATTGGTGGCGGACGAGGTTCAACAAACGGAACTGATGCTGGCGGCAATGGCGGTTCAGGTGGTGGCGGTGGCAAGAGTTCTCTGGCAGGTAAAGGTGTATATCCAGACTCAACTTATATAGATGCACCAAGACAGGGTTATGATGGCGGTAACGGCAGCAGCGACAACGGCGGTGCTGGTGGAGGCGCAGGAGCAGCAGGTGGTAGTGGCGCTTCGGCTGCCGGCGGTATTGGATTGTCTAGTTCTATCACCGGAACAGCAACATATTATGCAGGTGGCGGCGGCGGTGGGTCAAGCGGCGCCGGCGGTTTAGGTGGCGGTGGATCATTATCCTATCCAAATGGTGTTACCAATACAGGCGGTGGAGGAGCCGCATCACCTGGAGCAGGTACCAATTCAGGTAGCGGTGGTTCCGGTGTAGTAATATTAAAGATTAACGGCTCAGCCGGAAATGTTTCAATAACAGGTACTCCACCTGACACTATAGTGGGATCCGGATATACAGTTTATAAATTCACCAGTTCAGGTTCTATAACATTTAATTAAAAATGACAACTAAAATTTCATTAAATAATTTACAGTCATCAGTTGCAACAGCCATTTCCTCTGGCGGTGGCGGTGTTAAGATAACTGGAATAACATTTCCAAATAGTGCAACTGCTGGAAATATAGGTGGTGCAGAAATAGTTACAGTTACTGGTAGTGGATTTAACAGTGGTGCAACTGTTTATGTTGATTCAAATATTTGTAATACAACCTATGTAAGTTCATCAAGTTTAACATTCGTCAGTCCTTCCAAAAATATTGGTTCATATCACATTTTTGTTTACAACACTGACGGCAGTTCAGGTGTAAAACCAAATGGAATTATATTCAGTACTGCACCATCATGGGTAACATCAAGTGGTGCATTAGCTGCTGGTTCTTTAAATAATGCATACTCTCAAAATGTTAGTGCTACAGGAGATGGAACAATTGCATACAGTGTAACTAGTGGTAGTTTACCAACTGGATTAAGTTTAAACAGTAGTACAGGAGAAATCACAGGAACACCTACAGTAGAAGCAACAAGTAATTTTACTATTACTGCGACTGATAGTGAAAATCAAACCACAAGTAGAAGTTTTAGTATTCAAAGCACTGGTCCTGTAATGATAGATTTATTATTAGTTGCTGGCGGAGGGCCTGGAGGTGCAACCGCATACGGTAATGGTGGTGCCGGTGGCGGCGGTGCTGGCGGATTATTGTATTATGGTGCTGAAACTCCTAAAACACCTAATGGTAGTGCAAGAAGTGCTGTTCCTGGTACTACATACACTGTCACTATAGGAGCAGGTGGTAATGGAACAGTGGCTGGCGGAACAAACACAAAAGGAGCAAATACTAGCTTTATAGGAGGTGCATTAAGTTTTACTGCGTTTGCTGGAGGCAGAGGCGGTGGTTATGATGGTTCTGGTGGTGATTTGTCTGGTGGTTCAGGTGGCGGTGAGTATACAGGAACAACAGGTTCTGTGGTTGGCCAAGGAAATAACGGTGGTGTCGGACCAACAGGATCTCCTTATACCGGCGGTGGCGGCGGTGGCGCCGGAGCTGCTGGCGCACAAGGTAATACCCCTAGCACAGGCAACGGCGGTATTGGTTTAGCATACTCTATTACAGGGTCTTCAACTTATTATGCTGGCGGTGGCGGCGGTGATGGCCGAGGTACAAAAGGCACCGGTGGACTTGGCGGCGGTGGCGAAGGTAGTTATGCCAATGGTTATGGCCACGGAGTTTCCGGTTCAACTAATACTGGCGGTGGCGGTGGCGGACTATCTGACATAGCAAACGGTGGTAGCCGTGGTGGTAATGGTGGTTCTGGTGTAGTGATACTTCGTTATGCAGATACATCAGCAGCTGCATATTCAACAACAGGTAGTCCAACCATAACAGTAGCCGGTGGTTATAGAGTCTATAAATTCACTTCATCCGGTAGTATCACATTCTAAGAAAATAATATGACACTCAAGATTTCAACAGACAATATACAAACATCAACGTTAGCATCTCTAGCTTCTGTTAGTATTCCAAAAATTACCAGCATAACTTATCCTGGAGATGACACTGCGGCAACAACAGCAGGCGGTCAAACAATCACTTTGACTGGTAGTGGTTTTATTGCCGGTGCATCTGTTATAGTTGATGGATCATATGCAGGTGTTGTTACTGTAGTAAGCAATACATCTATAACATTCACAGCACCAGCAAATAGTGGCGGTACATATCCATTGTATGTTGTTAATACAGATGGTGGTACTGCCATAGCTATTCCTGGTATTAGTTATAGTGGCACACCATCATGGAGTAACACTGCTGGAAGTCTAGCAACAGTATATGAAACTGCTGCGTTAAGTACACAATTAACAGCCACAGGAGATGCAGCAATAACATACAGTGTTTATTCTGGTACGTTGCCACCTGGAAGTTCTTTGAATACTTCAACAGGTTTGTTATCAGGTACAACACAAGCAACTGCAAGTTCAACAACATACACATTCACAATTCGTGCAACTGACGCACAGAATCAGGATACAGACCGTACATTTAGTATAACAATCAATCCAGATGTTGTTACATGGAGTTCGCCTGCTGATGGAACAGTTACTGAATTGTTTCAGGACACAGCAATGTCGAATGTTACACTAAGTGCAACTAGTGTGGCCGGACAATCTATTGCATATACCGCAAATGCATTACCAACTGGAGTAACTATAAGTGGTTCTAATGTAACAGGAACTCCAACTGTTCTTGGTAATACGATAAGTGTCATAACAGCCACAGCTGCAAATACAAATAGAACAGCAACAAGAACATTTACATGGGTGGTTAGTGTTTCTAGTGACGCATTTTTTAAGAATACAACATTGTTATTGAATGGTGAAGGCACTTCGGCAAACAATGGTTCAAACAATAATGTATTCATAGACTCAAGTAACAATAATTTCACTATCACAAGAAATGGTAATACAAGTCAAGGTACATTTAGTCCTTATAGTGTGACGGGTTGGAGTAATTATTTTGATGGTGGAACTAATAGGTTGACGACAGCAACATCTCCTGTTTTCAATTTAACCGGCGCTAACATTACACTAGAATGTTGGGTTTATATGACTGCTGCTCCGTCCGTGACCAATCGATTGATTACTATAGGCCCAAACGATGCTCTATCTAGTTTAAACTTTGAAATATCCACAGGTAGAGTATTTGGTGTAAGTATTCCAAAAGGTGGTGCCCCTAATATTGGTTCTGGTTCAACCCTAGTTCCACTAAACACATGGACACATCTTGCGTTTACTTTGTCAGGCAGTACCGGCACCATATATATTAACGGAACGCAAGTTGGGCAAGTGGCTGGATGGAGTATTACTAGTTCTGTTACAAATTATTTTTATATAGGATATGATGCAACAGAAACAGTAGATGGTAAGTTTACTGGATACATCAGCAATGTTAGATTATTAGTAGGTACTGCATTATACACATCAGCCTTCACCCCAAGTACAACACCACTAACCGCAATTGCAAACACAAGTTTATTGACATGCCAGAGTAATAGATTAATTGATAACTCAATAAACAATTTTACATTAACTAGAGCAGGTAATGTTTCAGTTCAAGCCTTCAGTCCATTCGGTAGCGTACCCGAAGCAGTACCAATAAGTTATAGTACATATCTAAATGGTTCTAGTTATGTAACTGTGCCAAGTACTTCAGCTGATAGTCTGTTTGGATCAGGAAACTATACAGTTGAATTTTGGACAAAAACAGATGATACAAGTTGGGAAATGATTGCACCTGAAACTGGTGTTGGTTTAGCACTTATTATCGCTAGTGGTAATTTAATTCTTCAAAACCAATATGGTCAAGCAGGTATACTTACTGTCAGTGCTTCTTCTATATTGAATAACGCTTGGCATCATGTTGCTGTGGTACGCAATTCAGGAACAATCACAATATATTTTGATGGTACGAGTGTAGGCACAGTAGCAAATAGTACAGACTATTCTAACCAAAATCTAACATATGATATTGGTTATGGTAATCAAAGTGCGGGTAGATATCTTAGTGGTAAACTATCAAACTTTAGAATTGTTAATGGTACAGCAGTATATACAAGCAATTTTACTCCACCAAGCACACCATTAACTAATATAACAAATACAAAAGTATTAACGTTTCAAAATCCTACACTAATAGACAACTCATCTTCTGCAAGAAGTTTAGGTGTGTCAGGAACACAGAATATTTTTATAGATAATCCATTCGGATACACCGCACAGAGTTCAGCAAGTTATACTCCAAGTTTACATGGTGGCAGTGCATACTTTGATGGTACAGGCGACTATATTAATGCAGGTTCGAGTGCATCGGTAAATATGACTGGTGATTTCACAGTTGAAATGTGGATATATGGTACTAATACAAGTTGGACTGGCGGAGATGCAGTTGGCGCCACTTGTTTGGTGGACACAAGAGACCAATCAAACGCTACAGAAAATAATCGACTTACGCTTTCCGTGAATAGTACTGGATCATATCCTAGTTTCTATAATGCAGGAACAAATACATCAACCGCTTCAACTATTCCAGCTAATGTTGGTATGTGGAATCATATTGCTTATTCACGCAGTGGTTCTACTATAAAGATTTTTGTAAATGGTGTTCAGGGTGCTAGTTTTACGGATAGCACATCATTCACGGCTGCGAGATGGGTTATTGGTATGTTCGCATCAGTCTCAGGTGGTACTAATAATAGAGGTGGATTTATAGGTTATATTTCCAACCATCGTATAATTAATGGTACTGCACGTTATACAACAAACTTTACCCCACCGACATCTCCACTAACAGCAATAACAAATACAAGTTTATTGTTGAACTTCACCAATGCAGGTATCATTGACCAACATTCTAGTAATGTGTTAGAGACAGTTGGTAATGCACAAATAAGCACTGCGGTTAAAAAGTATAATAACAGTAGTATGTATTTTGGAGGTACGGGTTACCTAAAATCATATAATATAGATTCAATCAGATTTGGCACAGGTAATTTCACCATTGAATTGTGGTTCTACCCAACCAAATTAGGTGCTGCTATGATAATATTATCCAGTAAAGATAACGGTACGAGTGGAAGCGAAGTAAGTCTTGCAACTGACTATATTGGTTCAAGTAGTACACCCATATATGCAAAAGTTGGTGGCGCAGACTTTGCAGGAACTTATAATGGAGCATTAATAAATCAATGGACACATATCGCACTCGTTAGAAACGGCGCAACTGTTAATATGTATTTTAATGGTACTAGTATTGCTAGTGCTGCTGGCGGCACGCCGGGTAACATTAATTTTGCAGCAATTAATATTGGTGGTGGTTCAGGGTTACCATTATCGGGATATGAAAATATGACCGGTTACATAGACGACCTAAGAATCACAAAAGGATACGCACGATATACAAGCAACTTTACTGCACCAACCAGTGCCTTCACTACCAAATAATATAGTGGCCCAGCGGTTTAAACACACTACTAAATATAGAATAACTATAGCAAAAAGAAAATGTCTTTATTAAAAATCAAACCGTTTATTATAGATGATACAACTGCAAACGATGCATTTGTACAGGCTAATGCGGCTTTTTCACAGGCAAATTCTTCTGGTTCATTTGCTAATGGTGCCTTTGCACATGCTAATGCGGCTTATGCTCAAGCAAATAACTCCACGGATACTTGGGTAAGAACACAAGCTAATAATGCATATGACAAGGCAAATTCCGGTGCAACGTTTGCAAATGGTTCTTTCTTAAGAGCCAATTCTGGTTATGACCAAGCAAACACTGGTGCATCATTTGCTAATGGTTCATTTGTTGTTGCTAATTCAGCAGCCTCATTTGCTAACGGTGCCTTTGTAACAGCCAATGCAGCTGCTGTGTTTGCCAACGGTGCTTTCGATAGAGCTAATTCTGGTTATGGTGTTGCAAATACTGGTGCTTCATTTGCTAATGGTGCCTTTGTAGTTGCAAACTCGGCGGCCTCATTTGCTAACGGTGCCTTCATAACAGCCAATGCAGCCTTCATTCAAGCCAATTCAAATTATACAAGTGCTGTAACTAAGTTGATGGTTACAGCTCCTGGTATGTACTATAGTATTGACCAGTATTCAGGTAATAATCCAACAATTTATATTCGTGCTGGTGAAACAATTGCATTTAATCTTAATGTTTCTGGCCATCCATTTATGGTTCGATTGTCATCAGGAGGATCCAATTACGACACGGGTCTAACTCATATATCTACAGACGGAACATTAAGTACAGGATCTTCAGCTCAAGGAAAAATTACTGGAATTTTATATTGGAAAGTTCCTTACGATATAGTTGGTTCAACTTATGTGTACCAATGTTCCGTTCATTCTGGAATGGTTGGAAATATTGTAATTGACCAACCTACAGTAATTGCATTTAATCAAGCTAATGCGGCCTTTACACAAGCTAATGCTGCGTTCACAGCTGCCAATAATTCTACAGATTCATGGGTAAGAACTCAAGCCAATAATGCTTTTGATACAGCTAATGCGGCCTTTAATCAAGCAAATACTGGTGGTACAGATTCATGGGTAAGAACTCAAGCAAACAACGCATATAATACCGCAAACTCAGCAGGTTCATTTGCTAATGGTTCATTTGTTGTTGCCAATTCAGCCGCAAGTTTTGCTAACGGTTCTTTTGTAACCGCAAATTCTGGTGCAACATTTGCCAATGCAGCATTCGTTCATGCAAATGCAGCCTTCAATGCGGCCAACACTGGTGGCGGTGGTTCATCCGTAGATACATATATCAGTCTAACAATGACTGGTGTAATAACTGTACCGTATACAGGCACCAGTAGGTTTTATCCACCTAGAGCTATGACATTAAGTACAGTCTATGCAAATCTATCAACAGCAGCCAGTGGTGGTAACTTTACTTACATCATTAAGAAAAATGGAACTAGTATAGGTAATACATTTACCATTATACAGAATGAAACTGTTATGACTCCGGCAAATATAAGTGTAAGTTTGGCGACTACCGATTATCTAACATTAGATGTGAACGGTGCATCCGCAACAGACTTATTCGTTAGAATTAAATATACAAACACCTAAATATAAGACTATGACAAATTACTATTTTAAACAAATTTTTTCAATTTATTCAGGTTATGTCTATGAATTTATAGGTACTATTCCTAATGGTGAATCACCTTTAGAATATATTACTGAACAATTTGTGGCCGAACATGGTGACGGACAAATACAAACTGTCGTTACTCAAGTGCCAGGTGGCAAATATTATTTTCATAGTTTTGAAAATTTAGAGTCTGTAAAATTTATTCAGGTCGCAGATTTAAGTTATCAAGAACCAATAATTCCTGATCCAGTACCTGACGCCAATACAGAAGTACAATCAGTATCACAAGGAGACCAGTAATGTTAGTTAGATATAGAATGAACAGTACGGCTAACGTTACCACCATGAGAACTGATATAGATAATATCATTAGAGGTTTGGCCAATACGACAGCACATTTAAGTGTAGGTTGTGACACAGCAAACACAGTGTTCTATGGAACATATCCTTCGGCAAAATTTGCTAGGGTAGGAACTGCTGCTGGCTCGGACACCTACAGTAAAATACACAACGACTATGGTGACCAAACAGATTACATTAGATTATCTTATGATGCAACAAAATTAACAACCATAACACTTGCAAACTCATACACATCTGGTACCGATACTCTAATTAATTCCAGAGAAGTAGTAAAGTATGAATCTATTGGATACATACAAGCAAAATTTTCTGGTACAACAATGACAGTTAACGCTGTTACCAATTTAAAGCTTGGATACACACTGGCTGTTGGTGATATAATCGGTCCAAATTATGATAGATATTATTCTACTGGAACCGCAGGCGCCAACATGAACAACGACATGAGTTTATTGTTTCCAAAAAGTGGTCAATATGCACTAGGAAATAGTGGCGCAAATTCTTATGACCCAAACAGTGTTTCTCCATCTACAACAATCTCATCACAAATTACTGGCACAGCTGGATCAACCGGCACTTATACCATGTCAGCATCAAATGAGATGAACCAGATATGGGGATTTACTTACTGGCAAGTTTTTAGACCTGTAAGTGCCAACATATTACCAAACACATTTAATGCTTATGGTCTACAACAAGGTATCGACATTATTGTAAGTAGTAAAATGCTTGTTATAAGTAGTCCTTACAATGCAACATCTATTGGTATTTTTGACATTGGTAAAAATGGCGTATCAAGGATATATACGGCTGATGCATTAATGGCAGGTATTGATTTAGAATCTGAATATTTCGGTGGAATTATACCTTATAGATATAAGTTCACAACCAATTCTTATGGCTCACAGGCCGCCATGAGCCTGGTCAGTACACCACCATTAAGAAAATTTAATGAAAATGGTTCTGTAGTTGTAATAGAAAATCCAGTGTTTATTAATCATGAAGATAACGGCAACGTATTGTCTGTAATTTATGGATTATATAAAATTCCTGAAAATATATACGGAGCACACACAACTTACGTTGACGGAAGCAGTGTTCGAAGATTCACAATTAATGATTATTCATTACTAACGGAGTAAAAATATGTTATGTAAGATTAACCCCTCAGTTAACGGTACGGTAACCGACCAAGAAGCAGTTGCTATAAACTTTTTACGAGCAATACAAGCCATAACTACTGCAGCTGCAAACTCAACACCAAGTGTCTTATCACAAACTGGACCAACAGCATCACCTGCTGGAGCAGATATAATCACACAGGTTATCAGTAATACTGAAGGTGGTGGTTGGGCAAATACCGCTAACACAAACATAACTTCAAACTATAGTACAAGTTTTGCTTCGCCTTATACACTAGACCTTTCTAGAGATAGTGGTAAAAGTGCATTTCCGTTTCGCAAGTTGAGTTTCAGAACTAATCCTAGTTATCTTTTCAGTGGAGCATATACAACTTATCCTCACATATTGGTTTCACACGGTTTTAATACAACTGCTAATGCGGGTGGAAATTATTTGTTAGGTACAACTCAAGCTATGCCAGCATCCGGTGGATCATATACTAGTAACAGATTTGATGTTAATAAGACTGATGAATCAACCACTGCATATAATTATACTCCATGGTCACCAGGAGTACTTGGGGGTGAATGGTTGGTAGCTAGCACAGAACGATATTTTATTTTAATGTCAGGTGGTTTGAACGCTGCTGGTAGCACTTTTGGACCTGGTGCTATGATGTATGTTGGACTAAGAACTACTCAAGCTTGGGAAGAATCTTACAATGATAACCCACCGATAGTAAGTGTTTGTTATGATGCCTCGGCCTATTACGACTATTCTTGTGGATCAAATGCAAGTATGTGGACAAGAACTCTTTCGAGTTCAGGCACAGTGAACAGTTCACCTTTTTGGTATCGAATAAACAACATGCCGAGCAATGCCACATCAAGTGCTGCCATAGACAGCAATGGCAACTATGTGGATCCACTTACCTGTTATGCATATTCAACGTCACAGTGGAACAGCCTTGTGAGAGATGTTAGATATCATTGGGCAAATGAGATGCAGTTGCCATTTTGTCCTTCGGCAGGATTTTCCAATTTTAAATCAAAAATCAGAGGACAGTATCAAGTAACTGGTCCAGTAATGGATCCATCCACAGGCACTTTTGTTCCTCCTGCATTTCCAATTGTATTTGCAAGGAACAATCAAGGCGCAACAACTGCTGGTGGTACAGCAATAGGATTATATAAGAGTATGAGTGGATCAGATACTTTCTTACAACAATACTACACACCAGGTCAAACATTTGTTGTTAATAACGAAGCATATTATGCATACGTAATAGGAAATGACACTCTATATAGAGACATGTTCTTGATAAGAAAAGCTTAACAGGAGTTTTTTGAAAACTCAAGTGTTTGATTAAAAAATAAATGTCAAATGTATTAGCGACTTATGGATTTCCAGATAGTTACACTTCAATTGTAACTGGTTCAGCATCGGTAAAATATGTAAGTGCTTCGGGTAGTGATAGTAATAACGGCAATACGGTAACCACTCCGTATTTGACCATCGCACAGGCATTAAGTGCGACAAGTGGTACTGCAACATCAGTTACCATAGTCATTCTTGCTGGTACATATAATATATCAGCAACCGCATTAGCTAATGGTTATGGTGCAGCATGTATAAGTGATGGTGGCAATCCTAGAATATTTGTTTGTTCTGCCGGTCAAGTAATCATAAACTGTACTGATGCAACCGCAGTACGAGATTTTGCGCCACTCAATTTTGTAAATTCTAGTTCGGCCATTTATGGCGCCATATTAAAGCGCAACAACAGTGGACGAACAACCAGTTATACAGTATCAGTTTTAAATGATGAAACTGTAAACTTCAGAGGTTCGGCATATAATACAATATTCCAAGAAGTAAATTCCAACAATGCTTGGTCAATACAATATGATAACGGTGGAAATTCAACAGGCAAACTCTATAACTGTACATTCTATAATGGAGCAAATGCCACTGGTGATTATTCAGGTGGTTCAGGTTTAGTAATAACCGACACAGTATTCAACACAACTTATGGCAGCAGCTCTGCAACATATACTGGAGTTTTAACCAGTCAAACAGTTAATGCCACAACTTATGTAACAACAGGCGTCACAACAAAAGGTGTTTATTCTGGTACCTATGCATGGAATGGTACCACTACAATGCCAGTTAATGGATTCTATAATGTAGCAAACACAGTTTTTAGTGGAACAACCATCAATTTCAGTTTGTATGATAGTGCTTCAGCAAATGTATCTTATACAATAACTGGTGTAACAACAGCAGATTTAAACGGCACTTCTTTAACAGGTTACTTTACTTCAGCATCAGGTGCTTTCACACTTAGTGTACCAACAAAAGTCAAAGTTGCTGAAACAAAAACACTATCAATCACAACAGGAACATATTCAGCAAATGTTGTAATCACTCCGGGACTTAGTTTTGAAGCACTAATTGTAGCTGGCGGTGGTAGTGGTGGTAACCACAGTACTACTAATGCGAACGGCGGCGGCGGTGCAGGCGGTGTTCTTCGAGGATCCATTTCAACGGCCGGTGGTGTTTACGCTGTTACTGTTGGTGCAGGCGGATCAGCAATTGCTAATGCTACTGCTCTCAATGGAGTTAAAGGTACTGATTCTGGTCTAGGTAGTTATATTGCAGAAGGCGGTGGTGGTGGTGGTAGTTCAGGTGTAGGTTTTTCATCGTCAAGTCAGAACGGTGGTTCAGGCGGCGGTAATGCTTACTATCAATCTGGTGGCGGCCTAGCGAATAGTAACCTTACAGCAGGAACGTTGTCTGTACTAGGTAATCACGGCGGATCAACATCAACAACTTGGACTGGCGCAGGCGGTGGTGGTGCTGGAGCAGTCGGTCAAGCCGGAACAGGATCAAGTCCTGGTGGCAATGGCGGCATTGGTATTACTAATGATTGGACAGGAACCACTCGTTATCTGGCTGGCGGCGGTGGCGGTGGCGGTAACAGTAGTGAACGAGCAGGTGATGGATTTTATGGTGGTGGCCGAGGTTCTGGTACAACCACATATTACAGTTATAATGTCTATACTAATGAAATAAATGCTACTACTAAAGGTAGTGGAATACCAACAGCTGTAGTCAATACAGGTGGCGGTGGTGGCGGCGGTTCTTATTGGGCATCTAACGGTGGATGGTCTACTGGTTCAGGTGCTGGCGGTTCTGGTATCGTAATTATACAGTATGCAGGAAGTCAAAAAGCAACAGGTGGTACAGTCACAACAGTTGGATCAAATACGGTTCATACATTTACTACTAGCGGAACATTTGAAGTTCTTTCTGGTGGTTTATCAACAAGCGCAAACACTTTATATTGGGGTGATACTTTAACACTTAGATATTCTGATGACTTAGCTGATGGAAGTAATGTTGCATACACAATATCAGGTGTAAGTAGTTCACAAATTAATGGTGCATCACTTACTGGCAATTTTACTTTAGCTAACAGTACATCACAATTAATTATACAAACGACAGCAACAACTGCTACATCAAACACATTAACTATTACTGCTGGTTCTTATACATTAAACATACCTATAACATTTTTAATATCCTTAACTGGATCAGTTGGTGGTTCATGGGGTGCAAATTTAACCTACACTGCGGCGACAATAGGATTAAGTAATAATGCTTTGATTCCTTATACCATCACAGGCAGTAATGTTACTAGTTCACAGTTAAATAGTTTGCCTTTGACTGGAACAATTACGAATATTGTTTCCGAACTACCATTGGGTAGTAATTATTTTGATGGCACAGGCGATTTCTTAACCATTCCCAATGGTACAGCATTCCAATTCGGTACCGGTGATTTTACCATTGAATTTTGGATTAAAACCACAGACGGATCATTTGATATCATCAATCAATATGCATCAGGCGGAACAAATTGGGCTTTTATTATTCTTTCAGGTAACATCTATTGGCAAAACTCCAATGCAGCTTCAAGTTTGTATTATCTTGCACTCAGTGGATTAAATGCCAATCCAACAAGTGGTTCTTGGACACACGTTGCGCTGACCAGAACATCGGGTGTATTAAAATATTGGACTAATGGAGTAGGCCATTCGGTTACTCAAGCCGATACTACGAATTATGCAGGTAGTGCATCAGTAGTAAGAATAGGATCAGGTTATTATGGAGATTTTCTAGGTAACATTTCCAATTTGAGAGTTGTTAAAGGTGTTGCGGTTTACACAGCAAACTTTACTCCTTCTGTAACACCATTATTTGCAACACAAAGTTCTGGAACAGGTATCGCTGCAATCACAGGTACACAAACAAGTTTGTTAACCTGCAAAAGTTCAACCACTCTTACAGATTATAGTACAAATGCATTTACCGTTACAGGTAACGGAAACGTTGCGGCCAATACACAATATCCAGGAACATTTACTTCAGCTGGTCCAACTACAAATTTAGGAACAGGCACACTAATAGTTACCACAAACACCTCGGCTCCTTTATTGTCTTCAGCCAATGGATTTATTAATGTTGGTTCAAACACAATTGCTTTTACAATTAGAACTCCAACTGCTGTTGTTATGAATAGTTTCTCAACAACAGTGGATTCTGTGGCACCAATTAACACCATCACATCTGATATACACTCACAAAATGTGGAGGCAATATTAAGTTCCAACGGATCA